TTGGATTCTGGCAATGTCAGTGATATCACTAATACCAATGCCTCTAACTGGGCTCTTTTGATTGTAGGCACAGATAGCAGGAATCTCACCCAATGGATTGGCTTCAATGACGTGGCTCATAATCTGCTGTTTGTCGTGATCAATCTCATAGGTATGAATTTCATTAGTAAACCATTCTTTGATAGTGCTTTGGCTGTCATTTAGATCTTCAATGTATTTGAAGTAGACTAGGTTATAGCGGCCATTAGGCAGTCTATTCCAGCGCCAATCAGTGACTACCAATGGTGTTAGAATGTTTAGGTATGGGCGAACATCAGCGGCAATTTCATCACCCTTGGTCAATGCACCTACGTTAGGCTTAACTGCTAGGACCCAACTGTGGCCAAACACTGATGACCAAGTTGCCACTTCTTTCATAAATGCTGATAGGCTGCGACCATCCATATCTGCATCTTCCATAAAGCTCTTGAGCATTGGATCATACTCTAGGGACTCCATATCACGCTTGGGTTCTTCACGGAATAAGAAACTGATGTAGGTAGCAATCACACTCTTACAGTGATTTTCTAAGTGAGTAGAGCTGAGTCTAGCATCATACTCCGCTGCGGTTTCGTTTACATACTTGGTAAGGTGAGCACCACGTTGGTATTCAACTCCTCCCATATATGATTCTAGTAAAAAGCGCCAATGGTCTTTGTTGCGCTGGTATTGCGTGTTGGTTGACGCTATTAGGTTATACTGTTCTGTGATAGTTTGATTCATTTCTTGTCCTTGTTATGCAATCTGGTGTGTCCAACGTCTAGGTGCGTGTGGATCTAGTTCTCTTTCACGCTTGATAGGGAAGAGATAATCTACCATATAACCCAGCGCATCATTCATATGGTCATAGCCGCTGTCTTTATCAGGTTGGCTTGACCCTTCTTTATAAGTCTGTCTTTCTAAGCACTCTATCGTATATTTACACTTGGGGCTAATAAACAGGTGTCTAACACCGCTACTGGAGCATAAACGGCTGTTGACAGCATTTATTCTGTCTCTGACTGGAGTGTGAGCACGTGGGGCTTTGACAACAAATCCACTGTTGGCGAGAATTGTGTGGTCGCTGCGACCTCCACTCTTTGAGCTTTTAGCAGAGCCGGCAGGGTCTGGGTAGATCCAGATTTTACTGCGTGGGTATCTGCTTTTAATTTCATCTGCGAGTTCATCAGTATTGCTGGAATAGATTTTGATTTCATCGATGACATAAAGATCATCTCCTTGTCTAACTGCTATTACTGAACACATTGGATTTACGTTAAAGTCACTGCCAATGTATAGAATGTCTGTGTTTAATTTGTCTAGTTCTCTAACGTTTTGACTGCGATCAAAACTGTAATAGATACGGCCAGCAAAGGTTTCAAAGGTGGCTAGATATTCTTGACGGAATGTGCGTGTGTCTAGATCACGCATAGCTTGCTCTACTTCTTCTGAAGGAACATTACCACCATCTAGAGTGGTAAACTGATAGGAACTCCAATTCTCTGGATCTTCTAGACAACGTTGATATATTTCATATGACCAGTTGCTGATGCCCTTGGGTGTGCCAATGAATAATGCACGGCCACCTGTATCACTTAGTGTAGGACGTAGAGTCTCAAACCACGCTTCTGGATCAATGTCAGCAAACTCATCTAGAACAATGAAATGATTTCCTGTGCCGCGAAGTGAATCATAGTTGTCAGCACCTTTAAGTGAGATAGTTGATCCATTCTTGAGTTCTAGTTTTAGCTCAGTTTCATTGGCTTTCTTGACCCACTTAAGGTCAGTGAGCTTGTTCTTGAGTTTCTTCCAAACAATGTTCTTGGCCATCTTATAGGTTGGCGCTACATAGATCACTTCCTGATCTGGTATTCTAGCGTGGTAAGCAAGTTCACGGACTGCTAGGTGAGTCTTGCCAAAACGTCGACCACATATGGCCACTCTAAAACGTTTAGGGTCAGTGGCAATGGTCTGCTGGGGTATGCTTAGTGGCATTAGATCTCGTCATTCCAAGGTAGAGCTTTGTGATCCTCACCGCCTGTAGGAGTATCACTTTGTCCTAGAATGTTCTTGCCTAGCCAAATTAACATAACTGCATTACCGCTGAGTGCAAGTTTGATTTGAGCACGTCTAAGACTGTGTGCAAGATCTTCACGGCCTTTTGCTATGATATCGCTAAAGTTGTATCTAAGGGTGTTTTCGTCAATGTCAAACCAACGTGCGATATCACGATCAGTGCAGCCTAAACTGGCTAATTCATAGACATCTTTGGGCACTACTACTTTCTTACGGCGACCACGTCCTACTTCATAGCCATAGACTTCTACAGCCACTAGCTGTTTGGGCTTGTTGCCAGTCTTACTAGGATCACGTGCTTCTTCTTTATAGGGAAGCACCGTAAAGGTTTCTTCATTGGCCACGGTTTCAGGTGTAGCTGGTTCTAGACCCAAAGCCAAGGCTTGCTCTGGGGTCAAATCATCATTGTTGTCCATAATAGTATTTACTCACAGTGCCCGTAAGCCCAGGAATAATGATTATAAACTACGGTTTTCTACTTTGACACGGAAGTAGCGTAGATCAACTGCGCCATCATCTGTGGTAATTTCACACGTGACTTTGTAGACCTTGCCCACTTGTCCACCACTGAGTTCTACATAGGTCTTTAGATCACCTGGGGCAATTCCTGAGCTTTCTTTGACCAATGGTGCTGGATCATTGGCACGAACCTGTAGACTGTAGTCCGCTGCTGTAATAGTCTGTCCACTGGCTAACCACTGTGTCCAATCTATGGTATAGACTAGTTGTGCTTGTGGGTCTTTTTCAATGTAGGCGCCCTCTGTGTCCTGTTTGTATCCTGTTAGTGTGCTCATACGTATCCTTTAATTAATTTAGTTGTGAGTTCATTGACCACTACTAACTCACGGTTTTCTGGCTTGACTCTAATTGTTCTTGTTTCTTGGTCTATTTCAAATTGTCTTGATTCAGGTAGGACTCTGATAGTTCTATTATCTCTTGGCACCTGTATGGTCAACCAAGGATCTAGTTTGATTACATCACCTACTGAGACTTGGAAACCAATGACAGTTAGATTAGCCTGTCCAATTAGAACTCTGAAGACTATGACTGGTGCTACTGTGGCTTGGCTTGTTAAGGCAGCACGGGCTTCATTGACCACTGTGGCATCAGCTATTAGTGTAAATGCTGAGGTTAAGATAGCACCAAATGGTTCTATAACATAGGGTTCAGCAACTAGGGTAAATTCACCAAACTCAAGACTGATAGCATCACGGGTTCTGTCATCTATTCTAGCTGATAGACTGAATTGGCTTGCAAAGGCTGCGCTTTGATCACGGGTTCTGTCATCAGGGTCAGCTGCAAAGGTGGCCTGTGCTGTCAATGCCGCTGAGTAAGGCTGGACTCTAATGGTTTCTACTACTAGAGTAGATTCAGCAGTGAAAGATCCTACAGGTCTTCTAAGTCTAGTGTATTCAATGGTTAACGCACTAGCGGACTCAAAGGCACTGTTAACACTGACAAACTTTTCTGCGCTGGCTGTGAATGTAGAGTTAACTGTTAATGCGGCTTGACTGTCAACGCGATAACCAATACGGCTGGTCTGTGTAAACTGAG